GGGTATGGGAGGAATGCCACCGGGTATGGGAGGAATGCCACCGGGTATGGGAGGAATGCCACCGGGTATGGGTCCACAAATGCCGGGTAGGATGATGCAGAATATTATGCCACCTCCACAACCGGGAGGTCAAGGTATGGGTATCAGGAATAGAGGCCCAGCAGCACCAGAAAGAAGAACATCACCCGGTAGTGGTTCACCTGTGACAAGTGTTCAACAAAGAGGGCCGATAACTAATACTCCGTCTTTAGCGCAAATGCGTTCTGAAGCCATTTCTAACGCTAAAAATTACAAAGGAGCATAAAACCTATTAAAGAAGGACTATGTGACGTAGGCAGGGATGAGTTATGGACTTATTAAAAATGCATCCAATGGCACGTAAAATGGAACAGCATCAAAAGGCTTTTATTGACAAATTAGAAGAGGGTGACGCAAACCTCGCAAAACAGCATTTATCTGAAATGCAAAAGTTGGCTGATTTCCTTTCTGAAGATTTGAATGGAGAAATCGCAAAGGCTGAAAGTAGAGATGTCGGACTTATTGGACCAAACGATATATACGCTGGTGGCGCACCAGTAATAAAATTCACCGATAGTCGAGGTAGACAGGGCGGTATCGAAGGTCGTGCATTACCGGGTGTAGTTACAAACGGTATTCGTAAATCTCAGTTTTCTAAGGTTACAGGAACATTTGGACGATACTCTGAGTGATTATCATGTCTGAAGGCGATAGTGCAGAACACTTGATGAGTGCTCTCATTACAAAAATGGAGAGTATGGATTCTAATATCAATGTTCTAAAAATGGAAAATGAAAGACTTAACGCAATAGTCAGTAATCCTCAGGCTATGTTGAAAAGAATGGGTATGGTAAAAACTACTACCCCTCTTGCTGAAGATGCAAGAGATGACCCTTTTAGAGGTGATATGATGTTTGAGGATAATATTCTGAAAGGAGAACATTCTTCTCTTCCACGAACCAACGAAGAATTTCACGAGATGTCATGGGATGAAATACATGACTTAGCCTCTACAGCAAAGGATAATGAAGTGTGATACCATGAAACCGAGATTTGAACAACAAAGTTACGAAGTTACTCAACTAATAGAGAAAGCATCCGTTATGAAAAACAGAATCAGTGTTTTAGAAAAGGCAAAAACCTGTAAAGACTGTGATAAAACACCATGTGATTGTAAGGATTGTGCTGAATGCGGCGGTAAGATGAACAAGATGGGATGCATGAAAATGGGATGCGGTGGTAAGATGTATAAGGCTGAAGAAGAATACAAACTCCCTAAACAAAAGATTACCGATGTTAATCCTGAACTCCACTCCGAGTCTGGTGGGCAGACAAGAAATGCTTACTACACTACAAATGGTATCAGTATAGAATCTGAAGATGTTAAACCTAAGCGAAGTAAAGATGGTAAAAAAACTGATTTACAAGGTCTTGGTAAAAAAATGAACCCTCATGAGGGAAGTGGCGCAGATAAGGAAAACTTCATGGGCGGAGAATGATGAAGATAGGCATCAAAAAAGCAAATCCGAAAGCCTCTTTAAGAGAAGAGGGTGAGAGTGGAATTAATGTTCTCTGCGGGACTTGTGGCGGTTCTAATAGAACAGGATGCTTACTTCACCAAGGTATGGATATCCATGCTTGCCCAAAATTCCAGCCGCTACAATAGGCGGTGGAAAAAATGAATGATGAGCAATTCGCCATCGCTAAGAACGATTTATTGTTATCGTTATATGACGGTAAAGAAGTAAATAATTCCGCTGCTGAATATATTTTAGCATGGGAATCTTTGGAGAAATCACCTTCAGATTATATTTCAAGTCAACTTAAAAATACTGCTGAAAGTATTATTAAAATATCCTTTGATACTGCTCCCGTTGGGGAGGAGGATTACAAAGATGCTTTTGATGAAAAAGATAAGGCAGAAGGACCGGGTTATTTGTTATCTACTAAAAGAACACACGGTGACCCGACTAATCATGTATGGGCAGATGGATTGTTTAGTGCTAAAAATATAAGCCACCAAGCAGCAATGTGGCCTACTTATGCTACTGAAGGTGGGAGCACTTACAAAGCACATCATTTCCCATATCATCAAACCGTACACCCTTTAAGAAGAAATAATGCTGTTACAGACAAACCTAATTTTGTAGAATTATTAAAGGCCTATGTATTAGGTGGACATGGTGAAGAAGAAAAGGAATTTGAAAAAGCATACGTTCAACATTTAATAGATAAAAAAAGTCCTTTACATTTCGGCTCTACTTCAAAAGATAAATTCGATAAAAAAACACAAAAACTTCTTGGTCAACTTGATGTAAACGGGACTGTAGGAAATCATCAAATGGATTTCTATGAAAGAGATTTCTTACGATGGTTATCGGAGAATAGAGACAAAGAAATACAATTAGAAAAACAAGGTGTGAATTCAAAAGAAATTGAAAAAATAATGCGTAATCAACATTTTGATGAAAGAGCAGATGATTGGACTTCTAATAAAGCGATTGTTGATGAAAATGGTGTAGAACATCCTTACAAGTTAGGTCTTGATGGTTATATGTACGGTCTTGAGTGGTTTACTCCTGAAGAAAGAACTGCTATAATGCAACACTTGTATGATGAAGAAGGAGGAGTTGATAACCATGATACTATAACTTTACCGAGTGGTGAAAAAATCCCTTCTGCACGATTAAATTATAATAACATATTAAGAAGAACACCTGATATGAACTATATGACTAGAGGACAAGGTTTTTTTGGTCGTAATAGTTCTTATCGTATGGAATCAAATGAAGATGATTTTGAAAGTGGAGAAGGTATGTTTAACCAAATGGCGCTTGGAGAATTAGCCCATCAACCGACAAGTTTGAAAGAGTCGTTCTCACATTACATTTTAGAAGAGATTAATAATAAGTATGCTAAAGAAATACAATCTGCGGAGATACCTGACTTAGAATATTTACCAAGACTCGGCCTTCATAAAAAAAATCCTCAAGAAGATTATACAATAAAAGAACTATCAAGAGCAAGTGAAAGGCATTATAAAGATAGAGAAATTAATTCTCCTTTAGATACAAGATTACCAATAGAAGACATATTATTTTTATCAGGTTTCAATCCTAAAACACGAAAACCTATGGTGAATCATCCTATATTTGGTAAAATGGATGGTCCTATTATACCGTTAGAAAAAATAGAACAAATAGAAGATGAGGCAAAGGCGAAAGGAACTCTCCCTAGTCAAGCAAAGGAAATTAGGAATGACCGGTCATTTTTAACTTCCCCACACGGACCACACGTGGATGAAGAATCTCCCGAAATATGGAGTGAAGGTAACGGATTTAGATACGGCCCTAGTAAATTCTGGGGAAAGATGTATGCTGTTCATGGTGGACAAGGAATGACGTTTTCAACATGGATGGAATTAAACCATAGTGTATCTCATGACCCTGAGCGCTCAACCATGTTTGAAATAGACCCAAGTAGAGGTTCAGGTCAAAGTCATTTAAAATTAAATGATAATAACAAATCTTTAGGTTATCATTTTGCTCCTGAAGAGACTGTACCGATTGGAGTTTATGACACCACTCAAAAAAGATTCGTAAAAGATTTTCCTTCACCAACAATACAAAATATATTGTCACCTGTAAATGCTTCTAAAAAAATACTTAGTGAAAAAAATAATTTCACAGAGCATAAATCATCATTAAATCCTGTCTATGAATATATGATGAGACATATTACACCTGCTGAAAAAAAGAAACTTAAATCACATAATCCACACATGCAAGTAAATATGTCACAACGCCCATTAGGAAAGTTACATCCAGATACCACATATGGTGAAAGTCCCTCTGATGGTAATATGCTTTTAAGGAGTATGCAAGCGCATATGTTTAATACATTTTTAGGAAGAGGTGACCATCCAAACCAACCTGCTAAAAAATCTGTTGCATCACTAAATGACCTATTGAGTGGTAATCTTGCTGTGAGTGGAGGAGAAGGATTAGAAGATTTCATGGATTTCATGGGTTGGGGAGTAAAGAAGATTACTGGTAGTAATGTAAAAAACATAACAAAAAAAGATAGATTCCCTTTATCTGTGTTTAATAGTATTAGCAAGATTATTAATTCAAATTCTCCAAAAGATGTGGTTGAATATTTAAATAACACAGATGCTTCAAAAAATAACCATAATTATATGGCGATTAAAAATAAATTAGGAATAGGAGCACATGATAATTTAAATATCGAAGAGGTAAAAACTTGGTTTAAAAATTATGGAAGCGATTATCATAAAAATAAAATCAAGAATGCTGAAGAAAAAAATCTAAAAAATTACTCAAGTATTACATCTTCTGATAGTTTAAGACAGTCAATTAAAGAAATCAATGAAAAGTTAGAAAGCGGTAATCTTAGTATTGATGATATTAAAGATTTAAAGAGTGAATTAGAAAGAGATACTAGTAAATTACTTACTACTGATGCAGAAGTCATGGAAGAAGTATTATCGCATGGTGGTATGTTACCTGCTTTACAACAAGAAGAAAGCGTAAGAGAAACGGTTGAAAAAATTAATGAAGAATTGATGAATCCAAATCTTAGTATTGACGATGTTAAAAGTTTAAGAAGCGAATTAAGGAGTAACTCTGCTAAATTAATTGAACTGCAAAATAAATCAAAAGAAAAGGCTATTGGTAAAGGAACCAATCATTGGAAAATCCAAGCAAATCAAACTTTAGAATTACTCAAAAATCATAGAAGGCTTGTAGCGGAAGTTGCAAGGGACCATATTATTCCAAAATATTTAGAGCATGATGAGAATGCTTTTTCAGTCGATGACCCTCAACAATTCATATGGAATACTCAACGTGCTTTTAGTGATGCTGAAAGATATTTACATTCTACTTCCAGACATGGATTATCTGCAAGCACTTATGGTACTACGCGTACCACTAAAAAGAATAAGACTTTACAGAATAAAGAACACAAAAATATAGCAAGTCATATTGATAAAAACGGTTTTGAAGTTAATGGGAACATGTCTGTAGACGAAGTTATAGATGGGTTAAATGTGAAGAAAACACCCCAGATGAAAGAATATGTAAGAAGTTTAATTGAAGAGTCTAATAAACGTGAAGTCCCTTTACAAGTTTCCACTATTAAGAATTTACTTTTAGGGGATAAAACAATTCAATTAGCAGATATGAGTAATGAATTGCTTCAAAGAAATGAAGAAATTATGAACATATCTCCAGAAGATGCTTCTGATGATGATATATTTCATCAAGATTTACATAATGAAGGTCTTTACTCTGCTATTGATAACGCTCAAAGGGCAGTAAATTCAAAGGATGGAAATTGGAAGGCGCATTTTATTCATCGTATGCCGAGTATGGTGAAACAGATAATGGACCCTAGCCAGTTCAGTTCCTCTTTACAAGCCTATGGTTTGGAAATGTTGTCGATGGCAGGCCCTTCTCCTTCAGCCAAGTTTGACCCACATAATGCATTAGGAGCAGGTAAAGGTGTTAAGAGGATTTCAAGAAAAACTAAAAATGCATTTGATACTATTATATTTAGAGATGAAAGTAATATTAAAGAAGATGACGGTGAACCTCAAACCGTAAAATCTGCGGGTATGACTAGAGCACCAATTGGGGAAGTTTCACCAACTAATGTATCGTTATACAGTACTTTTAATTCAGGACAAATACATAATGGATATTTGGCTTATCCTAGTCTTGGTGCTGAATTTGATAGTGAAGGTGAAATCTATGTTGGTCCACATGCACAACCCGGTATGATGCATAGTGTTCCAGAAGAGTTAATGAAAATAGCACACTCTCCCGAAGCAGTGACTCAAGTATTGCAAAATGCACCACCACCCGAAAGTCTCGAAACTCCGCAGAGTGGTGTTAATCCTGATACTTATAATTCCCCAAGTGATGAGTTTACTAGTCTTACATTAAGTGAAGTTACAGATTATATTAATTCATTAATAGACCCTGATTTATTATTGATAAAAAGTGAAGAAGGTGATTGGGTACCGCCTATCCGACCTATGCATAGAATATTCTCTTTAACGAATATGGAACATCTACGTGGTTTTAGTGGTTCATGGGCAGTTAGTAAGTGGTATGACGGAAAAAGAATTATTATAATTAAAAAAGACTCTAACGCTACTGCGTATGATGAAAATAATAAAAAAGTAGGTTTAAAGAAAAAATTCAAAGACAACATCAATAAAATTAATGATAAGAATTATGTTATTGATGCCATACTCGGAGAAGATGAAATTCAAGTTATAGACATTATAAATTATGATGATAATAATGTAGCGGATATGTTATTGTTTGAAAGAATGAAAATCTTAAGAGGGCAATTTGATAGTTATGAAAACGTAATAGTTCCCGGTCCACATAATACAAGAATGACTGATGACGAAGGACTTGAAAACATAGTTGAAGAGTTTAAGAAAGAACATGAAACCTTACTTCTAAGAGATAATAAATCCACATATATGAAAGGAGAAAGAAGACACCCTAAGTGGTTATTATTAAGAGAGGGTAAGGATTTCAATTTCATTATACTTGATAGAAGAGGAGAAGGACCGTATACTTATCAATTGGGTGCCGGGCCTATAAATAATGCATCAGTAATTGGAAATAGAGCCATTACATTAGAAAATAAAGATTACATGGATATAGGTACTGCAAGAGGGCAACAGAAATTATTCAAGGTAGGGGCTATTGTTAGAGCGAAAATAACAGGAATAAATAAAAAATTGAGAGGTGGTAGAGATGTTTTCAATGTTCATGTTCAGGAGATAACTGGTGAGGGTGAGGGTGAAGGGCCTGCTAGTACAGAATCTTTGGATTTACTTACCAAATCATTTTCACCTATTCTCATACCTCACGATATTGATTTGGAAGGCGACCAAATAAAAGTCATACTAAAAGATATTGATACTGTTAACTATACAGTAGAAAACATAGGAGATAAATGGTTTTTACAGAGCGCTACTACGGATTTAGGTGACTTGTACAAATCTAACTATTCATTAAATCTGGCTGACAGTCTTCAACCATATTGGGGACCGTTAGCATCACTCATGGTTCAAGGTTATTTACAAAAGTTAGAAATGGATGAGAAACATCCACCTAGTCGTAAAAGACAAGAAAATCAATCAGCAGGTGTATTAGATGCTGATGATGAAAAAAGACTTCTAAAACCTTCTACTAAGAAAGCAGCAGAAATATTCTCAAGAGCAGTTGATATACTTACTAAGGAAAAAATGACTTGGACAGGGCCGAGAGGATTAGGCATAGATATGGCTACTCCTGTTGAATCACCGGGTGGTCCGACAAAACTTACAGAAGATTATAATCTACCTGATTATGATGGAAAGAAAAGATACGATGACGATTACGAGGAAGAAGAAACTAAAAAACCGATTAATCATATGGAATTGAATACTAATGAAGGTGAGGCGCTTGTTTTTGATAAAAATAAAGATGAAGTTACCATCTCTCAAAAATAGACAAGTATAAGTATAAAAACAATAACTCATCTAATTCAATGCTAACCTTGCAAAGGCCATCAACATCAGGCATTTCCATTCTAAAGAGTGGAAACGACTTGGTTGTAGCAGGCTATGCTTCGGTTGAACTTGTTGACAAGCAAGGCGACCTAATTACAAGAGGAGCACTTAATGACGCATTCGGTAACTTCATGAAAAGTGACAAATACCGAAATGTACAACTAGCCCACTCAAACATACAAGTGGGAGAAGTAATCGATTCTTTTGTAGACTCTAATGGTAGGATGTGGAAATCCGAAGTTGATGATACAGGAATGTTCGTTGTAGTAAAACTACGTAACGACATAGAAAAAGCACGAGAAGTTGCAGCAGAAATCAGAAAGGGTAATCTGCAAGGCTTCTCAATCGGAGGACAAGCATTCAAGCGAGTCCGCAAAGCAGACGAATCTCATGGTGAATACCAAGAGATAAGTAAAATGGAACTCCATGAAATAACGATTTGTGAAAAAGGGATTAACCCTGAAGCACAATTTCGTATTCTGAAGGAGGATGTAAATATGAGTGAAGAAGAAAACTTAATGAATATGATGAATAAATTAGACCAAAGGCTAGACGCTATGGAAAAGGGCGAAATGCCTGAAGGTCTGAAAGAACACATAGAAGATAAAAAGGAGCCTAAAGATATGAAAGAAGAAAAACCTAAGAAAGACGAAGATGAAGGTGACAAGCCTGATGAGATGGAAGAAATGGCTAAAGCCGGTTATTCTGACTTTATCACCAGTGAATACCTATCATACTTGGAAGACAATCTTGCAAAGAGTGGAGTGGATGTTAATGCAGCCCGTAACCACTTTGGAGATGTCGAGAAGGCACAACTTGGTGGCTTCGACAACCCTGACGCTGTAGACGGTGCAGACTACTTTGGTGGTCAAGTTCGTGGCCGTGGACAAGATAAGGGTTCTCCATCAACTGGTGCTATCCCTAAACTTTCACAGTCTGGCGGAAAAACCCCATCAGGTGCCCATGGAGCAGTGGAATTGTCAAAGCAATACTTGTCAGCAAGTAATGTCTCTGATTTAGATATCCAAGCCGCTTATGAAGTTTACAAAGCAGCAGCAGAGGAGCAAAACTTCCGAAACTCTCTTGAGTCAAATTTCGCAAACAGGTTTTCACAAGAACAAGAAATCGCTAAGGCAGCCGCAGATAAAGCAGCCTTCGATGCTCGTGAACCACTTGCTCAAGTTCTAAAAGGTCTTGAGAACTTAGAGGAGCGCATTAGTAACTTAACAACTGAAGGAACAATGATTGCAAAGTCTGAGTCCGCATCAAGTAATGTAGAAATTCCAACAACAAACGACCTAGCACACATGTCATGGGATGAAGTTCATAATCTCGCTGACAAAGTGTACAGAGGTGCATGAGTAAAAGGAAAATAAAAAAAGGAGATGAAAAATATGGCAAGAGATTATATTAGAACAGTACAAGACATGGAACGTTACTTCTATGGAGCAGGAAACGCTATGGGATATTCCTACAGCGGCTCAGAACTATTGAAGGCAGACAGTCCAATGTTGTCTTCCACCGCTGGAACATACCAAGCAATTTATGGCCGCAAAGTGTGGTCACAACTAAACCAAGAATTTAACGCTTTTAGCGTTCTACCAAAGAGACCTTGGGAAAGAAGTGGATGGAGAGTTATTACCGCTCGTCCTTCCTTTACTAAGGGTGGCGGTCTTGCAGAGAATTCAACACTGCCTGACACAACCAAACCAACTTTCCAGCACATCGCTGCAAAGCCAAAGACCATTGCACACACATTCGATATGTCTGAAACTGCAATGTTCCTTGCTGACAAGGATGACGGACTTGGCGACATACGCTCAGTCTTGAAGGAAGAGATGGGTAAGCACCACGCAGAGCACGTTAACAGAATGCTTCTTGAAGATGTAACCACACCAGCAGGAAATGATTTAGAGTCACTAGACCGTATCACAAGTGCTGACTCAACCGCTATGACCTCTGGAACTCACTATGATGCAGGAGATGACGACATCTACAGTATCGACCGTAGTGCAAACTCATGGGCATATGCTGAGGGTAACGCTGATACTGGAAGTGTAAACCGCAACCTTTCCCTAGACCAATTGGATGATTTGTTCCAAAAGATTTGGGTCCGTGGTGGAAATCCTAAGGTTATGCTAACTGGATATGACACACTAATGCGTCTACAACAACTTCTACAATCTCAACAGAGATTCATGGAAGAGAAGCGTGTTACACCAACCTACAACGGTGTTAAGGGTGTTCCGGGTATGGAAGCAGGATTCATTGTAGCAACTTACAATGGTGTCCCAATCATCCCATCTAAGGACGTTCCAACTGATTCACTAAGTAGAATTTACTACCTTGATACTGATTACCTGTATTTCAGCACCGCTATCCCAACACAATACTTTGAGAGTGGTATCGAAACTGGTGACCCATTCGCAATCAATCGCCTCGGACAAGAGGGGATGTACCGCACCATGGGTGAAGTATGGACTACTTTCTTTGGAGGTCACGGTTCAATCCGAGACTTGAAGTGAGGCGATTGGAGTAAAATAAAAAAAGGAGATGAAAAATTATGGCAACAACGATGACACACAGAGGAATAACATACGCTCAAAGCGGTAGTGGAACCACAACCATGAACCTTGACTTACAACTTCAAGGTGGAGTAGACCAAGACGAAACAAGGTGGTTAGACGGAGCAGGAGGAGCAGCAGATGCTTATCCGGGCGCTCTAACACCTTTTCTACCTACAAATGACGATACAACCAACGTAGGAGGGCGAAACCCAAGACTGGTTATGCTCACACTTAACGCAGCAGTAGCAGATACAAACACACTTACTCTTTCAGGAGATGTTAGTAAAATTGTATCATTCGTAGCACAACGTGCTGACGCAACTGCTAACGTAGCGATAACACACACAAGCGATTTGGTCTTAACCTTCGACATGGAAGCAACTGCTGACGGAACTACTGATGACTTAACTGCAATGGAACTTTGGCTCGTGCTAGGTTGAGGTGGTAAATTGCCTACAGTAACCTTCCTTGGCCCTTTCTATGAAACCCGGAATAAAACCGGGTCATGGGTTCGTGGTGAACAAGTAGAGGTAACTCAAGAATGGCTTGAGGATAATCAGAGATTCCTCCCTCGTGAAAAATTTAAAATCGAGGGAGGGGTTTCTGTTCCAACCAATAAAAAGAGTGTTGTTCCTGACGAAAAATGGAACAGGAAAGACATGATTTCTTGGTTAAAAGATAAAGGAGTGCAAATGGGTAATGGTTACTTAACCAAATCCGCAGCACTCTTACTTGTCCAAAAGCATATTAATGAAGGCGATTTAGACTAATTATAGGAGATGAAAAACTATGGCAGCAGGACACACAACTGACACAAGAACACA